CCTTCACGTCCGTCTGCGGGTAGGCCGGGAAGGTCACCGGCGAGACGTCGATAAGGTCAACTTCGATCAGTGTCCTGACCGAATTTTCCTTGTCCCAGGCTTCCTTTCTCACCAGGAAGCCGAAGGACATCTGGTCGATATCCTTCCTGCGGATGCTTACCTGCAGGTCCCTGGCCCACTGCGTGTCGGGCGGGTCGATCTCGATGTAAAGCCCGCGCTCATCCTCCTCGAGCGCGAGCGTGCCGGCCTTTGTCCTGCCCAGCACATAGTTCGATTCGTGGTTGAAGAGGGCGCGGACGTCGGCGCTCTTGATGGTCTTCGCGAAGGCGCCCGGGTCGATCTTCTCCCGGAAGCCTCCCAGATCCTCCGAAAGCTTGTTGAAAACGGCCGCGTGGCCGCGGATCTTTACTGTCTCGCCCTTGTCGCCCATCTCCCTGGTGACCTCGATGTCGCACAGGGGGTAGGACCGCCTTTCCATCTTGACGAAGCATTTCAGCTCGGCAGGCTCCACGCCGGCGTCCCTCAGGTGCATTGCGATGTGATCGTAGGCGCTTTGCCGCTCGTCCTCGGGGATGTGCGCGCCGCCCGTGGCGCCGTTGAGCACGCCGATGGCGGCCTGGCAGCCCTTTACACTGGCCGCGCCGATATCGCCGGCGGGGCTGACCTCGTGGTGCATGAACCTGTAGGCGCTCTTTGTCGCCGGGTCCCTGCCGGGGTCCTGCCAGGCGAAGGCCTTCCTGTAGTAAGCCTCGTCGCCGTCGCTTTTAAGATTCTTCTCGGCTTTCGGGCCGTCCCAGGCCCGAGATGAGGTCGCGGTGTGGTGCGCGCCGATCGCTTCGTGTTTGTCCATCGACTTGTCCTCCTGGTCCCAGAGTGAATTACAGACCGCGTAGCGCTGGTCGCTGTCGGGATATTCCGAGTTCATCTTGTCGTCGCCCATGCAGCGGTCGAGAAAATCGTCCTTGCTCTCGCCTGTTTTCGGTTTGGGCAGTGGCATGATCGCCTCCTGTCCCCGGCTCTTTCGCGGGCTTTTGCCCTGCCGCGCCGGGAAATAAAAAAGGCGCCCTCCCGGACGCCTTCAATTCCTTTTAAAATAAAATCAGCCTGGCAGAATCTGGCACTCGCAGCCTTCGTGGATCGGCGGGTGGCCCGCCGCCTCCAGCCCCTGCGTGTGGAAGTTGCTCCCGATCCCCACCACCTGCCCGTCAAGCTCCCGGCAGAAGTCGCAGGACTTCCCCGAGGTGTTGGCCCAGACCAGCTTCGTGATGCCGGCGGCGGCGAAGACAATCTTGGCCACCGCGTTGGAGAGCGAGACCGCCTCGTTCATGGCGATCTTCCCCGCGCGCCTCTCGCCCCACTCCCCCAGCCTGGCGGCGATAGCCTCCAGCGGGTCGGCGTTCTCCTCGAGCGCCTTTTTCAGCACCCACCTCATCTGCGCCTCGGACGAGCCGGAGTACCTTTTCACGAAGGCGTCTGTGTACTTGTTTACAAAATTGTCGACCTGCGGCGTCTCCTTCTGGTTGGTCTCGCCCGCGGAGGCCTCCGCGATGATCTCCGCCAGCTTCATGAAGGCCGGCAGGATGGTCTTGCGGATGTAGTCCGGAAAGTCAATATAGAACCGCTCCAGCCAGACGTCCCAGGTGACCAGGTCGCGCTGTCCCAGGTGCTCCTTGGCGGCCTTGAGGATCTTGGCGGCCTCCCTTTTCACGATGTCCCCCACCGTGTTTTCCAGCACAGGGCGGAAGCTCTGCGCCAGCCGGCAGCGGCCCTGCGCCTTTTTGGAGCGCAGGCTCATCTGGTTCTGCTGGTCCTGCCCGTCCGGCTCCTGCAGCTGCTTGCCGGCTTCGCCCATCGGCATCATGTTTATCTGGACGTAGTAGTCGTCGCCGCCCTCGACGGGGTTCAGGTTCTCCTTCTCGCGGATGTCGTTGGGCGACATGGCGCCGATATAGAACATCTTCTGGTAGTAGTCGGACCGCGCGGTGGAATCGCCGCGCAGGAAGCCCTCCGCAAGGAACTCGGCGAAGAAGTTGCTGCCGTTGCGCAGGATCTTGTCGTTGATCTCCTGCTCCCAGTTCACCAGCCAGGGCCTCATGGTATGGATGAGGAAATCGAGGCTCTGCTGCTCGATGTTGCTGAAGGTTGCCTTCTCGAGGTCGCCGATCAGGTGCGGCGGCACGCGGAAGAGCGTGGCGATGTCCCCCTTCTGGAACTTCCTCGTCTCGAGGAACTGCGCGTCGTCCGGGGGGATGCCCGCCTTCTCATATTTCATCCCTTCCTCGAGGAGCATTATCCTGTGGGACGTCCCCAGCCCGGCGTACTGCCTGTTAAGGCTGCCCTCGATATTATCGTGCGCCTGTTTTGTGAGCACCTTCGGGTGGCTTACCACCGCGCCGACATTCGCCCCCTGCCCGAAAAATCTCCCTCCGAACTCCTCGGCTGCCAGCGTCAGCCCCACCGCCTCCCTCGCCTCCTGTATCCTCGACTTGCCCGAGACGCCGTCCGTGCTCAGCCCCTTTATGTGCAGCACGTTGAATGCCGGCAGGTTTAAAAGGCCGTTATTCAGTTTCACCTGGTAAAAAAGGTCTCCGGCGCGCCTGTTCGAGAGGTCACCCTGCAGGTTTGTCCGCCTCGGCGTCACCCTCCAGGGTGGCAGAGGCCACAGCGCCACCGGCATCCCGCTTGAGTTAAACTCGATCTCGGAGTAGCAGTTGCCCCACAGCAGTATGTGCGCCATCGAGACATGCCTCCAGACGAAGGAGGTCTGCTCCGGGTTGGGCTTCGTGTGAAGCATGTTGTAGGCGTAGTGGTTGAGCGCGCGCTCCTTGCCCCGCGGCTGGAGCTGCCTGTAGACCGGCAGCGGCAGCGAGGCCAGCGCCGACGCGATCACGTCCACGCAGGCGAAAACGGCCACCGCCCTCAGCGCCGATTCCTCGTCCACCTCCACGCCCGCCTTTGTCGGCCCGCTGAAATAGTTGACGTAGAACCTGTCGTTCAGCGGGTCGTAGTTCCTTTTGAAAACCAGGTTGAAGGCCATCCTGAATCGATCTGAATTCTTCATATAAAAATCACTCCGCGGTCTTCATACACAGAGCGGTCCTCGCCTCTGTGTATCACGGCACGGGCCAGCGCCATGATCAGCGCCACCATGCCGTCTATCCTCTGTGTCGCCTTTGCCTTATCCGGCTTGATGTTGCCGGCCGGGTCCTGCTGCACAACCATGTTATCGGCGTTCCAGCGCAGCACCGGGTTGCCGCCGTGCGCCAGCCGCCCGCTCAGCACAATGTTCATCAGCTCCTTCGTCGCCGGGCTCATATCCTTGAAGCCCTGCCCGAAAGGCACGATCAGCGTCCCTTCCTGTCCCTCCTCCTGCACGAACCCGTCCTCGTAGACAAGGTCCTGCACCAGCTTGGTCGCCCCCCAGCGGTCGAAGGCCATCTCGCGCATGTTGTGGTTTTCCCGCAGCTCCCGCAGCTCCTGCCTGATGTAGGAGTAGTCGATCACGTTGCCCGGGGTCATTTTCAGGAAGCCCCTGCGGGCCCATTCCCTGTAGGGCACATGGTCGTGCCGCTCCTTCTCCGCCGCCTTCTCCTCGGGTATCCAGAAGCGCATCAGCGCCTTGTAGGTGTCAATAGTTTCCTTCTCACCGTCCTTTTCCCGCTCTTCCCTGCCCGGGAAGACCAGACCCATCGCCGCCAGGTCGGTGGTGGTGGCCAGGTCCAGCGCGGCGTAGCAGTCCGCGCCATAAAGCTCCTCTGCGTTCACGGGTCCGTCGCACTTGTCCCAGTCATCCATCCTCATCCACCTGACCGAGCTTTTCACCCAGATGTTGAGCCGCAGCTGCTTGAAGATGTTCTCCTCGGCCAGGTTGGCCTGCGCGTCCTGGAAGGCCTTGCGGAACTCGTCTATGTTTAAAATGTGTCCCAGCGCAGGGTTGGCCCTGTACCAGTTTTCCTCGAGCGTCCAGTCATCATCATCCCGCAGCCCGTAGATCACGGCATAAAATGTGGGGTCGTCGATCGGCGCGCCCTGCACCCAGGCGTATTTCTCGGGCTCCCTGAACTTCAGCACCCGCAGAGCGTACTCGTGCTTCTCCCAGCAGATGCTGTTGCGGTCCACGCCCGCCGTGGTGATGTAGATGAAGAGCGGCTGCCGGCGCGCCGCGCCCGAGCCCTTTGTCAGCACGTCGATCAGATCGCGTGTTTTGTGTGCATGCAGCTCGTCAACCACCAATCCTGATATGCTGGGGCCGTGTTTTGTATAACTCTCCGAGCTCAGCACATGATAGATCGAGTTTGTCTTCGGCACCACGATCCGCTTGCTGCCGCTGCCGGTATTCCCGCCCAGCACGGTGCAGCGCTTGGAAAGCTCTGGAGATTCTTTGACCATGATGCTGGCCGCCTGGTAGACAATGCCCGCCTGGTCGCGGTCAGTGGCCGCCGAATAAACCATCGCAGCCTTTTCTCTATCTGCTATCAGCAAAAAAAGTGCCAGCCCGGCCGCAAATTCTGATTTGCCATTTTTTTTCGCAATTTCAATATAAACTTCGCGGTAAAGCCGTGTGCCATCGGCTCGCATCCAGCCGAATATTTCACGCAACGCCTTCTCTTGCCAAGGCAAAAGCTGGAAGGGATTCCCCGCCCACTGCCCGCTGGTATGCCTCAGCCCCTTAAAAAATGAGACCGCCCTGCGGGCGGCCTTCTCGTCAAAATAGGATTCCATGGTTTACGGCGTATGGTTCAAAATGAGGAGGACGGCCCAGGCCACGATCCCCCAGAATAAAAGCGCCGGCAGTATGATCAGCAGCGCCAGCACCCACCCGGCAACAATCATCCCCGCCTTCAGTATTCCCCTGGTAACTTCATTGCTCATATCGATTCCATCCTTTGCCGCTTCTGTAATCTCTTGCCTCTCGCAATCAGAACATATTTACTTTGTTAAATTCAGCTCCACCACCTCTCCTCTCCACCATCCCGGCCTTAAATTATTTCCCGGAAAATAATTCTGTTGCCCGTTTCTCCCCACATGTCATTGCGAGGCCGCCTGCAGCCGTGGCAATCTCCTCATCCCCATGTCATTGCGCGCGAAGCGATCCAAACTCCTCACCCCCATGTCATTGCGAGGCACGCAGTGCCGTGGCAATCTCAGGACGCATGCCTTGCTCAAGATCCTGGAGAATTCGCTCCATCTCTGTTAGAACCGGTGCAGCGGGTTCCGTGTGCCCGCGGGAGCTGGTTATATCCAACTCCACCGCGAAGATTCTCACCAATGCCCAGGACTTCTGGGAAATGTCCACCTCAATCCTCTTCCGCTCCGATTCCACCATGGCTTCCCCGTTCGGGCCTTTTATAATCTGTCCATCCCTATCCCTGGCCGGGATCTGCACTGTAAATCCGTGCTTATTCAGCACCTTGTCAGCCTTCACAGCCTTCGAATAGGCACTGCAGTAGCCCTCGAGCGTCGCGTGGTTTACATCCTTCAAAGTGCCCCTGTCATGCAGCACCTTGCAGACCCGCCAGAACTCCGCCCGGGCGATATCATCGAACCATGTAGGACAATCGATCGGCGGCTTGACCTTCTTCGGCCTTCCCCGTTTACCGGTCCTGGTAACCCCTGCTCCCTCCTCCCACTTCTCCAGCTTGCGTCGGTCCTTCCGTCTCTTTGCTGACACGTTCCGCCGAATTA